GTGGCAGATTTGGTGGTGGTGCAACAATAACTGGGGCTACACTAAATCAAACCTATGCCCCAAAACTATTATTAAATATAGGTTATTTGCATTCAGATGCTACATATTCATCAGCCGGTATAACCGCTACAAATCCCGCTATTACCGTTATGATAGATAGATATGCTATGGATATAACTGATGCTTTTGCTAATTATAGCCACTTAGCAACAGGATTATCTAATAATGCTGGTGTAGTTCCCAAAAATTTAGAATACCATTTTTGTCTCAATAAAATAGGAACACTGAGCGGTACTACCAAAGAAGATAAAATGAACAATCTTTGGTATGATATTGATGTAAAGTGCAATTTTACTACACAAAAATACCAAGTTTATGTGAACGGTGTTGCTTATGGTGCTTTAACTGCTTTTCAATCAAAACCAGGTGGTGGAGCATGGTCAGCAACCGATTTTTACGGTTGGAGTTTAGTGCAAGCCAGGGTTTCTCATACAGGGCTAAGTAGCGAAAGTTTTGTTGGTACTGAAGGTTGTTATTGGAATCACATAGTTATGATTGATAGAGTTGCCTTTGGAAAATATGTTACTCACCCACTAACAGGTGAAACACCACTATTAAATAAAGTATCAACAATTATGACAAGCAATTCCCTATCATCAATGCGTGTTGATATTTACGACGATTCTGATGTATTGAATCTTTATCCCCTAATTAGTGGTGTGGCAAATTCTGATTATCACTTTTTGTTATTTAGAAACGGACAAGATAGACCTATACTAAACGGTATATTGAATAACATTAGTATTAAACAACAGATGAAACAACAAACAAAGGTAATAGAGCTGGCTATTAGCGACCCCGCTAAATTATTGGATAAAACACTACCTGTTTTCGATTTAGGGCAAACAACACTAACCAGTGATTTAGATGTAGCAGCGGGGCTACGGGGGGGCGCAGAATCGTTGCAGGATGCACTTTATTTTGGAACGGCAAAACTATTAGTTCGTGATGATAACATAGGTGGTGATTCTAACTCTAATGCTTCACTAAGTTTTATGCCTACACAAGACCAAAGAACATGTTTAGATTCGGCACACCCTATCCAGTTGTATAATAATGAGGAGACAATCGGGCCAAATTACCCCGAATACCAGTGGCTCGGTAAAAAAGCAAAGGTGATTCACCCACTTAAGCATAACCCAGGTTCCGGTATGGTTATTTCATCATCAGTTACTGCCGTTGCTATTGATGCTAACGATGGAACAGTAGTATGGGATTTGTCTGGTTCGCAAGCACCGGAAGGTTTGCAGACCGGCGATACAATAAACATTTTTGGAAGTGTGGTTAGCGATTGTACTAACCAAGCAGTCACACAACATAGCGGTCAACAAGCAGCCGATGTGGCAGCAAATAACTTTTGTATTACTAAAGCACCACCAGGATTTAATGCTACATCAGATGCTTACATTCGCTGGCAACATGGCACTGCAGAAAAAGTTTGTATTAGATTAACTTCGGGTTCATACTCCCAAACACCATCATACACACAAGCCACTCATGTAGTAGTAAAAAGAACAGATACGGCACTTAGCCAACATGACAATACGCCATATAAAATACTAAATTCTGGTTATGGTAGTGGTGCTGATGCCTATAACTTTTACATTTGGATTGATGCGGATTGGACAAGTTTTACAGGCAAAGCAACCACTTTTGTAGGAAATGCAACACCGATAGGTTGTACTTCGACAAGCAACCAGTCTAGAGTATATTGGAGTAATGGGTATGTTGATTTGCATACTGCTGACGCATCTAAAAGCACAGTAACCACTTTTAATAATGTAGCACCTTGGAGTACACCAAGTGTTAAAAATCGTGCAGCACAAGCCGTTTGGTTGCGTGATTTGCCTAAATCACTTTGGTTTCAAAAAATGTTCGGAAGAATTGCGGAAACACCAGACGCAACGGGAACACTACAAACACCTTACCCAGTCAACACATACACAGGCTCCGGCTTTCATACAACTGGGGTATTAACAACCATAGATTATAACGATGTTTCAGCTGATATTCGCACCGGAGGCGGTGTAGCAGAATTAGTACACCCTAATGGTGAAGTCGATTCATTTTGTTTTGGTAATGTTTCAAATGCTTCAGGTAAAGCCCAATTAAACGATTGTAAATTTATAACTCATAATTACCAAACTAATTTTACTATGGGTGGCACTGCCCCAACAATCAACATTAGAACAATTAGTGATGATTACAAACACATTTGGGTGCTTTGGGCTGACATGAGAAACGATGGTACTGCTGATGCTGACGGTGGAGAAAGAGATACAAAGTTTGGCTTACTTTACCCTACACCAGATAATTATAGCGTATCACTACAATATACTGACCAAGTGGATATAGAGGGTAATGCTGTGGATTTTGTTGATTTAAAGGTGGGTTACGATTGTGATATTTGGGAATTAAGCTCGAAACAAGAACCATATAGCGAAGATGCCTGGAGCACTTTGGGTTCTAATAGCCACTTTGAACCGTCATTCCACAATTGGGATAGGAAGGCTGGTGCATTTTTGGTGTTTGATTTTTCTAAGTTTTTTAATCTAAACACCGAAGCAAACGGTGGTAAATGTAACCAAATAGCCGGAAGAAGAAAAACCTTGGGCGACTTAGTTATTGATACCGAAGGACACCCCGCTTTAATAGATGATTATTGGCAAGAAGTTATAGCATCACCAAAGAACTTAGGATTAGCACGAACAGATATTACTAATCATCCCAATTGGTATAGATTCTTTAGTGCAGGCTCAAATTTAGCACCAAATGTAGGAACTTCAAATACTAATGCTGGTTCAACGACATTAAAATTAGATGACACAAGCGAGTTTCCATCCGAAGGTATAGGGATGATAGAATTAGAAAGAGACTCCACACAAGGGGGTACAAAGGAAAGAAACCTATTATTCTTTTTATGGTTTGGTAATAATACCAGTACTAATACCTTATCCGATGTAACAAGTTTTGATTTAGACGAAACAACATTAACTCAAGACCAAATCCAAACACAAATGTTTCAAAGGCTTCTTGGATTTACTAATTCGGCTGCTGGTGTAACGGCTTCGGGTTTGAACCAAAAACTAATTTACAATGACAGTATAAATAATATCACCACTGGTTATGATAAAATCGTTGCATATTCTTCCCTTAGTGCGCCTTTCGCTTTACGATTTATGATGAAACTAAATGGTTATGTAGAGTCAAAAGACAATGGCAACTGGTATATCCATGACGCACTTAGAAGCATGATGACGCTTGCTAATACACACCACCCACTATCTCTATTTAGATTACCAGTAACATTTAGCAAAGTAAATATACCAATAACAAGAAGAATGACGACTACACAAACTACAGTATCTATTGCATCACGACATTACCGTGTTTCTTCGGGTAGTGTTTTGGATTGGGATAACTTCGGAGGTGTTGTTGATATGCGAGGCAAATCCTTACTACAAGCGGTTGTTGAAATAACAGAAAAAACTCGGGTAGGCGAACAAGGCTCATCGACTATTTTTACCTATACTACCGGTAAAGATGGTAAGTTAGATATAAGGCCAGCATACTCGTCTGGTTTTGTTTTTAATAGAAATAATCTTAGTTTATCTAACATTTCTGGTTCTCCAACCGTATCTATTTCAAATGTTAGAGTGTTTTATAACAACGGTGCATCATTTGTTGATTTCCCTGCGGGAATATCAGGAACCGAATCAAAGTGGAAGTTTGTTGATGTTCCTACGGTTAGGTCAGATAAAGAGGCATCACAAATAGCAAAAAAAACCTATGAACAATCAAAAGAATCTAATATAAAAATAGAAGCGGAGTTCGTTACACAGGCTACCGAAACAGACAAAATGCTTTATAATGCTCGCTTTGGGTACATAGCAGACCCTGCCTTTAGAACAAGCTCTCCCGTTTTAAAAGGAGCTCAAACTTGGACTTCATGGTATAACGGTGCTCATTATAGCGGAATACAAAACAGATTAGATGGAAACCTTACTTGGAATGGTTATGGTACTGCTAATGTATATAACAAAAGGTCGTATGGAAAAGAAGTTACAAATTATTCGTCTGACCCACAAAATCATTTTGGTGGTGCTTGTATATTCCCTACCGGCGATGTTGCTCCAGAACAAAACTATGGTTGGATTGGCGATAAATCCGTTACAAATGCGGTAGAGATAGTGCATATACCAAAGGGAATGCCAAAGGTTAGTGATGCACACGGCCATGAACTTAGGGTTAGTATTCAATTGGCTGATTACTACGAAGTTTCCGATGGTTTAGACATAGAAGATATGGAGTTTTTCCTTACTTTAGCCGATGTTGACCCTACATTTACGGCTGGCGCAACAACGGTAGGAAGTGCCGTTTCTAATACTTTCCAACCAATAACAATTGCCGAGAATTATCCCGATGTTAAACACCTACAGTTTAAGCATAGTGGTTTTCATGAGATTGAAATACCGGCAGGATATTGGTCTGGTGCAACCGGTAATGAAAGAATCGTAGTTTCTATTGATTGTGAATATCTAAGGGCATGTCTAAGACATAGAATGGGTAGTGCGATAGGTTCGCCAAAGTGGGGTAACGCCGTACAAATTCCTGGTGCTCCTAGCATTGGAACTGTTGATAGTGGTTCATGTTTCCCTATGGGTGCAAGAACTCAACCAAATATCCCTGTGGGTCAAGATGCACCTTGGTATCACGCCCCAAGAATAATTATCGTTGATGATTTAAATTTCTATCCATCAACAAAAGTTACTTTTGAAGACGCATCTCTGGGCATTACCTCAGCAACTCCATTTTCGATAAATCAGGTAAAGTGGAATGCAAACGAAAGAACTCACGATTCAGTTAGATTAACATTAGAAAAGGATGAGTCAAAGGGATTAGGGGGTCTTGCGTCATATATATTGCCGGAAATAAACAAAGGAAGAACTCCAGGAACTATACCTACCAAACCTACACCACCACCTCGAACCGGTGGCGGAGGAGGCGGGGGCGGAGATAGCGGTTATAGACCAACCATACCACCGCAAGTTGGGCCAGTAGGAACACCTTATACTAACCCATACCAAACCCAGGAAGTAGGAAATACACCAATAGGAAATAACCCCGAGGGCATTAGGAATCAGCCTGGTGCGGGCGTTGATGCTGGAACCACTACGATTAGCGGGCAATTGCTTTCACAAGCAAATGTCGGCATAAACAATACAACGGCTGATTTAATTAAAAGGGCTACCGGAAACATGGACTTTCACGGACAGTTCGGCAATAAAGATGGGGAATTTTCTATACTAGGCCAAAAGAAAAAGGGTGCTCCGGCACAAACCACTAGAGAACTAGATGGTATTGATTGTGTTTGGGATAAAAATAGGGGCGCAGTATTTTCGAGTGAGGGTGCGGTTTTCCCTGGTATTACCAGTGAAGACGGTAGCGCAGTAGGACAAGTACATACCCATTCTCTATCGGCCACAGTTCCTAGTGATGTTATAGGTAAAAAGATTGTATTAGAAGGCCGTATTAGTATGTCGGGGATGGCAGGTGGTACAGCAAACGGAGCATCGTTACTTGTAAAATTAGAATGTAAAGAAACAGGAAGTTCAGTTAGTAAATTAGTACCGATATACGCATCAACAAATGAAGATGAAAATGCTTTTATCAATATGACTTTGTTAAGTTGTGAATTGGATGGTGCAAATGTCGAGGGAAACACGATTAAAGCGACCATAAAGCGTCAAGCAACAACCGGTTATGACACAGCTGGGTATAATTCAGTAGTTATGAACAACCTAAAAATGAAGTTTGTCCGTAGTGCGGTCTCGGGCAGGTCTGATTCATATAGATTCTTAGGGCTAAAGAATGGTGGGGTGAGAGGCAATTGACGGAATGGTGTCTTAGTGTAGGTAGTGGGGATATAGCCCACGAAACCTGTTTACCACCACACGCATTTTTTATAGCGATTGCTGCCGAATGTTTTTTCTATATACTATGTGGTATGGGGTTATGGAAGGCCTTTAAACTACGACAACGAAAAAAACTTGAGATGGTAATGTCAAAGGAATAAGTCTCCTGCTTTCTTTAGTAACCGAGCTCTTTGGCGTGTTACTCCACGCGTTTTCATTAACTCTTTCTGTGTCATTTTTTTGTCAAGTATTTTCGAGATACTCCCATGCGTAGTCAACAACTGGCGGGCGATTTGAGGCGTGATACCTTGAATCCCACATAGCATTCTTATCCGAGGGTCTGTTTCACTTACAACTCCACTAACTAAAAACGGATTATTATTGCGTTTACCTTGTATAGTCATTTGAGTATGATTAGTCTTTACCCACTCTACGAAGTCATTCATAGTTTCCACTTGCATAAATTTAATCTTGGGGTGGCGAATGTGAAGTGTTTCTTTAAACTTCTTAATAGTGGCATTCATTCTTGCTATTTGTATTGCCATTTCTTGCCTTGTGGGTTTGCGACCCTTAATAAAAGGCTTTAGAGTAGTACCATAGACTACGAGAAAAGCAACATCAAAGTTATCGGCTAAATCGGTAAGTTGTGCATGAACCGTTCTTGAACGACCATGACCCATAATACTATGATATAAGTCATTGATTTCCTTTGCCTCCATACCCCAACCTAAATCTGGTATGGTGTAATCACCAACGGGTAGTCTATCCACCTTGGCTAAACCCTTTTCATCTAAACTATTATCCCCGAGTGCCATTAATAATTTATTAATGACTTTGGGGTTTTCTCTATCATCAATATGAAGCATTGTAAACTCTACATCTAATATCCATTTTAACAGTTTGCTTCTGGGTGTTTTAGCAGATGAAATTGTTCTTGAGTATTACACACCAACTCTATTTTATGACCATCACACCACAAGCACATGTAATGCTTGTCTTGGTCTGCCCATTGTTCTCCACAGTCTAAACATTCCCATATCTTTGAAAAATCTATTGTCTTATTATCCATTAGGACTACCTCCTCGCTATTACTACACCATATCAGGGTGTATAAATGCTTACTCATATTGTTCCGTCATACCGCCAGCATTTACCTGCACACATATTCCGAGATTCAAATGCTCGACATGTGGGTGATTGTTTGTACTTCATGTTTGTTCTGATACCATGTTTTGTCTTTGATGGATTGAAGTCTCTCCAATTCAATTCTTTGATATAGTCAAAGATAGCATCTCCAATAGTTTGCCACTGTTCATCAGACACATTATCTGGGTGTGCAAACCAGCGCATTTCTTCGGACAAGTGTTGTACCAAAGCCATGCGTGAAAAGTGATTAGGATTCTCGCTACTGATGTGATTAGATATACAGGGCGGGAGTGGTATTTCTCCGGCATTAGTGGAGGCATCAACCGCCATAATGAGTTTTGCGTTCTGATGCGATTCTGCGCCGTTTGTGGGCTTTGGGTTATCATGTACCCAACGCACGAAATCAAACGATTCTGCGACGGTTCTGACACCCAGAAACGGACAAAGGGTGAATGCGTTAGGGTCGGGCTTTTTGGGGATAGCGAAGGAATCAGGATTAGCCATAAAATCATCTGCATTGATACAAACAGACCAACGACCTCGCTTTACATTGTATGTGTTAGGAACACGGACTAACTTCTCCGGTAGCCCTACGCCATCTAATGTAGGTAAGTCTTTTGCCATCATGCGCTGGTAGTGGTTCAAATGACTACGCCACTCATGGCCTGTTACTGGTCTGTCAAAGAATTGGAAGACATGGAATCCACGACCCGTAGCAACAACACGGACTTCACCGGTCAATCGTTGCAATAGTTTGACAACATCTTGCTTTACCAGTTCTATGCCGTTTTCTTCGCCGGAGTCAAAATCCCACCATGCTTTGTCAATGATAGCAGTCTTGTAGTCAAATTTCCAGTGTTTATCTTCACGCTTTGAACGGAAATGATAGAGGGAAACATAGACCGAGGATTTACCCAACAACCTACGAACATACGATTTGAACTCGTTGGTCGAACTACAATGCTTTCTCTTTAATCCTATCTCACGAGGAAATGACATTATGCGATTCGCTACCACAGTCAACACACCTACACACTTCAATTTCCTTTGGGGGGTTTCCTTCTTGTCCTAACGCCAATACCATTTTGTCAAATTCTAAGTTTGTTGAATCACAATCTGCACATATTATCTGTTTGTTCATAAATAACCGTCATGTGTGAAACTATATTAACATATTTGTGTCGGGTCTTCGCATAGCCCAACGGTCTCAGGTTCACATTGTATTACATAGTCGCAATACTGAGTACAAAAATAATCATTCCATTTGATAGGGAAGTCCTTCGCTTTTAGTTCGCCCACAGTCTTTTCATAGGCCTTCATAAAGGCATTGACGGTTCGTAAAGATAAAGGCTCCATAGCAAATATACCCTGCGTTAAACCTGTTCCAACCACTTTCTTTTTTTGTCCTTCTAATGTAGTTAATAACTTTGCATCGGTAGCGTCAGGTGCTATGTATAGAAAATGTGTTGGTCTGGGGTACTCGGTAAATTCTAACATGTATGTATAGAACGCTAACTCTCTACGGGTTCTGGACATTTTACCACTATTGAAGTTACCGGTTTTCAATTCAACCAATACTATTTTACCATCTTCGGTTCGCAGTAAGCCATCCATAGCACCTACCAAGTACACATCTAATCGCTCATCATAAACGGTGATTTTTTGCTCGGCCATCAGTAATTCATATTTACCAATCTTTTCCTCCAACATCACTAACAAATCTGACATGACAGCAAAACCCATATCCCCATCAACATCTTCTTCTTTAGCCACTTTGATAGTTTCTTCTTGAACCTTCGGGTCATTGGGTGCAACGATTAGAGGTTCCATAACTCGGTGAATCTTTGAGCCACGAATCATAGCATCAGATGGTGGCGGTCTAACATCTGGTAGTCCTATGTAATTCCACCAATACTTACGAGGACACATGTTGTATAACATAAAAGAAGATTTACTAATCTTTAGAAATGTGTCTTCATCTATCTCGTGTGGGTTGTATGTTAGGGGTTGGGTCATATATACACATCATAGCGATAGTATATAAACATGACTACTACCATTCTTATAGCCAATCCACCGCTCCGACACCGTTTAGAGCGTTTAGTATCGGTTGAATATCAAAGTTTGCTACCTTGTAGTATGGTTGCACTTTACCAACAATAAACTTCTCCGCTATGTTGCGATAGCCTATTTCAATAATTCCTTCTATATCTTTGGGTTCATCAAATGCAATATAGTCTCCGGTTGTTGCTATGGTTGACAAAAAGTTATCACCCTTGCGATACCCTTTACCCAGATATTTGTTAGCCCACGCTGCACCAGCCCTAACCTCACCTAATACTTTGTATTCATCAAGATTTTGTTGTAGTCGTGCTTGTATGCACAATTCGGTAGGGTCAACGGTTTTCTTAATTACGCTATCAACCATACTAACCAATGTATCAGTTATTTGTGATTCGGGAACACCATACAATAATGAAGTCAACATATACTCCATAACCCTTTTCATCATAGAAGGCAATCGGGTTTGTTTCATCTCTATACCTTTGACATATAGTTTAGGTTCATGGTGCTCGCCATCAGTCCATGATGTTAGACCAGCATAACGGTTTTTAGCCATGATAACAACTGATTGACACCACTTTTCAAATTCGGTTTCTATGGGGTGCATGTCTTGGTTGATGTTGTTAATGTGCATCATACCATGCTCAGGACTTGGGCATAGAACGAAGACTGAATCGGTGTGTCCGTACACAACCTCCATACCTCGCCTTTCACATTCCTCGCGCAATCGGTAAAGTGTTTGTCGGGAGGTAAAGGTAATCGCTGCTGCTACATCGGGGTGATACAACCCATACTTAGAATCACCTGCTGCACCATACATAGATGCAACAAGTGATTTGGTGGCGTATTGCATAGCATCATACATAGAGCGTTCATCGTCGGTTTTTGCTTCTTTCATTAGGGCTTTGTATTCATTTCTAAGTTCGGTCATTCTATCCATCTGTCTAACCAAATGACCCCGTTCTCCTAATTGGAAGCGTGAACCATTCCCACAATCAACGCCGTTAGGGTGAAGTGTTTCCCATGATATATTGTGTAGGGCTGCATTTGAGTGATACATGGCTTTTATATCCATAATAGCCACATTCTCATACACACCCCTTTTGGGCTCCATTATATCAGCACCTGCGTAATCAACCTTTGCGAATTGTGGTTTAGAAGGTATCTGCCATTTAACCGCTGGGTCATTGATTGTTAGGCATGTAAAAAGACGAGTAACGAAAGGTGTTGTCTGCATATCACATTGAACAATATGTTGAATAGCAAGATGGTGATTGATAGCATTAACTACCTTATCTAATCGGGGCAACAACTCTACATCTTGTATGTTGTAGTCAATGTATGTATGAAAGTCGGAGTAGTATGTATTATGTCCGTCATCGAGTGGTAGTTTTTTGTCATTCAACAATACTTCGGCAACCGTATCTAACTTTTTGTTAGGTAGTGCTCCGTTTTTGATTTGCCACAATCGGGATACTGCGAGCATTAAATCAACAACCAATCGGCCACCGATAGGCTGAGACCAATCGCTATAATCATATCTAATAATACGGGATGAGCCACCGCACATCTTTTTAGGGTCTATGTTGTTTGCCCTGCATCGTTCAATTAATACTCTACAATCAGCATTGACTACATTCCAACCAGTTAGTATATCGGGGTCGCATTTCTTCATGTGTTCGATAAAATGTAGTAGCATATCACGCTCGTTGTCAAACAATAGAATGGGTGCGCCTGTAATTTTTTTGGAGGAAATTTTGTATGGGTGATTTATAAACTCAAGATTATCTATTGTTCCCGAATCGTTTTGTTCTGGGTCTAACGCCCAAGTCCACATAGCATCTTTGAAATTGTCATACACACTTATAATAGTAATCATTTCACTATCGGTAGTCCACTCCATATCCCAATACCAGATGCGGTGTTCATAGTTAGGTATTTGTCCGTTGTCCTTAACATGTAGGGATAAAGCACGATTAGTCCAAGGGATATTACACTCCCATGTTTCGCTGAATTTATCCTTTAGTTTACCGACCTCGGCTGGGTCGCCCATAACAACCTTAGTTAGCGATTCACCATAGACACCACGATAACCTGTTTCTTTGGAATAAGCAGGAATCCGTTGTGCGTCATCGTCTCGCAAGAAGCCAAACGGGTAGTAGTCTTTAATTTTAGTTTCAACTCTATTACCGTCATTATCACGGTGTCTTACTAAAACACCACGCAGACCATTCCGCTCTATTATCATCAAATATAGATTAGTCGTGTTAGTATATAAATATGACTAACGCTAGTCTTATGACCTACGGCCACGAGAACGGGTATCAATTCCAAACTTATCTAACCATGTACAGACAGTCATTGGTGAAACCGCAAACATTTTACCAATCTGCGCCATAGTCATTTCGTTTTTAACATAGTTTTCTTGTAACCATTCTTTATTACGGTATAGTTTTTCTTGGTTTAGTAATTGCGCTTCAATCTTTAGTAGCACTTCGCCACCGTCGCTAGTGAGCGTCAATTCTTCACCGATGTTTAATTCTTTAGGTAGGTTAAGGGAAATTGATTCCCCGTTATTAAGCACTTCTATCTTTGCCATGTAATCACCTATATATTAATACCCTTATAAACATTTGCTTACAACCATTCGGCTAGTGTGCGAAGTTTAACCATGTTCATATTATGCCAATGGTCTTTCATCTTCTTTGGGTCGCCATTGTAGAATATCAATACATTCTGGTGCATTTTACCAATCTTACGGTTAGTTTCCCACTGCTTCGCTACTCTAAGTGCTAATGTTCCTACCACATTTTGTAGTATAATCTCGTTGAATAATCTAAACCCATGTACCTCACATGCTTTAATTGTTTTTGAAACAAAGTTACATAGATAACCTGATTTATCTCTATAATCACCAACCACTACCGCAACAAAGGTGTTCTGGTTCATACGGTCAAGTGCTTTCCCCATAATAGACGCATACATATAATCAAACTTATGTGCAACCATGTTTGATATATCTGCTGGGTCGTCGGAATATACTTCTAAATCACCATAGGGAGGACATGTCAGCATAAAGTCGTGTTCACGAGCCAATTGCTCTAATCGTTTGTCTGAATCTCCTTGAATCCATTGGCAGTTTGCACTATCTTTTCCTCCTATGTCAGCGAATTGCATACGGTTTGCATCTACTTGTTCCTGTCGTAATTCTATACCTACATAGTCTAAGCCCATTTGTGCTGCGACTATACCACGAACCGAACCTCCTGCGAATGGGTCAAGAACCAATGGCTTCTTTACGCCTTTGGTGCGTGATTCCTCAGGAACAAACCATGTGTAAAGTAATTCACAAAGGGCTGGGTCAAAGATTGAAGTGTCGCTTTGTGTAGCAACCTGAACATCTCCGGTTTCATCCATCCATTCTTTGATGTTGAATGCTCGTGCGGTTCGACCTACTTCGGATTGGATGCCAAGTGATTTCCATTTGCGCTTTCTGTTTTGCCACCTATCAGTCGATGTATTGATAATCGAGAAAGGGTTATCCATAAAGCGTTGTTGCAATCCGTGAGGGTTTTTTGCCATAATATCACATACTTTTGATTCTATATAAACATGTCGTTGGGGGGTCTTATGTATGGGAAAATAAATATATCTAGTAAAAAGGAGTACTGGTCGCCATTAATTCTTTTGCATCCTCCCAAAACATATCCTGCCATTTGTCAGGACATGCCTGTATAGGGCGCATACCAGATAACCATAATACATCATTAGGTTCAATATAGGGCTTCAATTTTGCTGAATAAAAGGGGTCTAAAACATCGCCAGAATGCGTCGTTTCGTATCGCCAGTGGTCATAGTCGCCCTGCGCCCTAATCATGGACAGAATAGGCTTTCTGTGCATCAGAAACGGGTCATTAAATTGTCGGGTCATATACTGAATCATAAAGTCTGCATTGTGCGTTATATTATCACGGTCAGCAAGATTAGAAACACACACCGCAACAACCTCAACATCAGTCCTTTGTAGTAATGTAAGACCCGCAATCACACCGGCTGTAGTTATACCCGAGCCCGTTGGCACTAATACTCTTTTACAATTGGCTGGTAAATTCATACATTGAAGTGCGGTATCATGTATTGCTCTTTTAGAATCCCATCTAACGCACCCGCCTATTTCCTTGGCAAAAGCCCTAGCCCGAGCACGATAGACCGTAGCATAACCTGGGAATACCTCATGTATAGTAGCACCCATGCTTTCAGCATACTTGGTTGCTTCAGACCTATTTTTCCTACGGGGAACAAAGATATGCGCAGGTACACCTGCCATTTTTGCTGCCCACGCAACATATATCTGCATAGCCGAATAGGAAGAACAACCAACCACCATAGGCTCGTTAGGTTGTTCATTAGCCATATCTAAAAATTGTCTGACCTTTGCCCCAGACGGATTAGTTAAATCAGTATAACATGCCAAATCTTCACGCTTCAACCAATAATTACTGCATCGTTCAACAGGAGTAATTCTGGTTCCTGGCCACATCACAACACGCCAGCCTGATATACAAAGCCACAGTCGCCAAAATCTAACACCATTCTAATGCCCTGCTTTTCTTCTCTAAAGTCTAAGAAATGTATAACACAATTGCCACCCATACCAGAAAAGACATTCTCTAATCCACCCTCGAAAGCCCATTCAAACGGCTTTTGTTCTGGTTGAGCCATGTCTATTCTATCTGTGGTATGACCCTTTAGTTCATCTCCAACGCTAACAGTTATTCCAGCATCATCGACTGAAATAATGTATCGGTTTAGTTTCTGCCCATTCATGTTATCACATCTAAGAATCTCGAACATACGGTTGCTATCAACAAGCCATTCATAGATAGGCTTCCTAACAGTGCCGTCTGCCATTTGATAACCAACAAAGTTTTTATTGACCTCATCAAACACAAATCGCTGAGACAATGATTGCGACTTTGAACCCCAATCAAGTATAGTTTCCTGCGAATGCGGAAATGCTAAACCGTCTGGTGATGCCGTTAGAGTAGTAGTTTTGCTACCCGATTTGAACACAATTTTACCTGGTTGTGTGTGAATAGTTAGTGGTGATGAGTGCGAGCCCAATACCCCTAATACTCGTGGTATGTCCGGTATGGGTATAGCAAGGTCGCCACCCTTAGATTCTAATATCGGTGCAACAAACTTAGATAGACTTGTTTTACCATCACGCACTAAAGATGTTGTGCTAACTGTGGCATCATCTATTTGTAATAAACACGATGTTACTTGCGATTGGGGTTTACCTCCAACGCATTGTTGTCTTTGTGTTTTTCTAAGTAAGTTTGCTAATGTGCTTGTATCTATTTTCATATTTGTTTCCTCCTTAAATGGTTTTGTATGGGATAATCATAGAAGATTTGACCAATTGATGTTCCGTTATACTTAGCAATACACTCCATCATATTATTGATAACCTGAGTATTTTGCTTTACTTGCTTCAACAGTTCCTCCACCATAACATAAACGCTATCGAGTTCATTATTCATAGCCTCTATCTGATGATGGCTAACCGGTTCTTCCTCATCGTCTTTTGGTTGATGCCCCAGATATATCCCCATACAAATCACCACTTCAAATCCGGCAGTCCATTCCACTTAACCTTTTTACCTTTGATGGATAGTATGTCATGAGTAGTTCCTACTAACTCCATACCACGACCTTTCATTTCTTCAACGGTAGCACGAACAACCCATTCACCCTCACCGAGTGAATCGTCGCCCTTTACTCCAGATGAATCGTCGGCTTTCTTTCTATACCGAGCAAGGAATATCTGTTGTGATACGATACGCTGTGTACCTTCGACCCAATCAACCTTTTCACCAATCTTCATTAGACCCTTAGAACCTCCGCCTACATCAACATAGGTTTTGTTGTCTTTGAGATGGAAAGTAAAGAATGCTTTGTTGATAGGTAGCGAGTGTACTCTATTGATAACATCTCTAAACAATTGATTACGGGTTCGCCATTCTTTCTGATTAAATGAATCTCCTTCCTCTTTGATAGTACCACGCTCTAACAATTTTGCAGTCATGGCAAATTCACACCACTTCATAAAGGTCGAACCACCATCAAAGATAAATGCTTCATGGTCGTCAGGATTAGCAGTAATGTCTTCAGATATTAGATTGACAAACCAACCTACCTTATCAATCAATGCAGACCAATTGGTAGTATTATCCTCGTTAAAGATTGATTCATCTCCTTCATCATAAAGGGAGATAACCTGTATATTCTTTGCTTTAGGGTGAACATGAGCAACGGTTTCTCTAGCAGAATTATCAAAGTCAAAGATAGTAATAGTTTTACCACCTTCCACATTACACAAGTCTAATGCTAAACCAGTCTTACATGTGTTTTCTTTACCTACCAAGGCCATACGAACAGGGGTTCTGTTGACACGAGACTTTTGCCTTTCAAGCATAGCCCTCATGTGTTCCCTACCGTATTTGGGAGACTCCGGTTCTTTGGTTGTAGTTTTACCCCAACTCACTCAGCATCCCACCCAGAAACATCTGTGATTACTGGTGCAACGGAATCAACAATATGCCAGCCATAAACAGACATACGAGGCTCACCGTCATTGGTTTTCCAAACAGCACCGGTCAGTAAGATAGTCGAACCAACTGCAAAGTCAATTGTGTTTGAATGAATTGCTGGCACTCTAACCTCGATGGCAGGTGCAGTAAAGTCTTCCATGTCTCCAACAACAATAGTAGTAGCCCCATTATCAAGTGTATCAATGTGTGAAACCTCACCCATCAGACCAACCCATTGTTCCCACCAATCCTCATCGTCTCGGTGTGCATCATAGTATGGTAGTAAGTCATTGAATGATGAAAGCAATTTGTCCTCACCAAGTATATCAACAATAAATCCTTCTGGTTTTCCATCGGCAATAACAAATGGTGCGGAAGGTAATAGTGAAGCAGAATCTGGGTCTTCGCTAAAGATTGAAACACCTTTGCGAGTCCATGCTCTACCATTACCTGTCTTTGCATTGTCTTTACCACCCTTTACAGGAATACTTCCTGGAGTATAGGTCAGTTGTTGGGTCAATGCTTCATCACCGGAAAATTTGACTTCATATAGACGGACTTCGCCACCATCCAAAGAACCAAGGAACAGACATGTTCTTTCTGGTTCGCTTTGTTTTCGTGGGTTGCCATAGCGGAAGTTTGCATCACCTGATGGATATTTAGGCATTGTTGAATCTGCTACAATGTAATAGTGAATACCAAGACCCTCATGCTCTACTGTGCCTTTAGGTAGTGATGGTACTTCTGTTTCACTAATACCAGATGTAAATGCTTCCTTCTTCATCAAAGATGGGTTTGCTTTTCTAGCATAACCAGAATCAGATGGTGTGTAAGTGACGATTGCACCACTTGTAATTAGTGCATCAATACCCGTCGAGTCTAGTTCGGCCAAAGTGTTGTTCATCTTCTTGTATGCCATCTTTGCCCAGTCCTTGTATGGTGGTGATGTAATGAAACAGCCTGATAGTAATACACAACCGGAAGATGCAATCTTTCTCTTTTCACCCATCAATTGACGGGCTGCTATTCTAACTGCTCGGTTTTGTTGTTCATCAGAACTGAATCCAGTCCATGTGGCTTTGTTTTCTTCCAGAACCACACCAACCCTGCGCTCGATGGCTGCTGGTGTCGTTCCTACTTGTTTTGCTACTTTTTCATATTCGTTGGTCATATTATATTGCCTCCAATTTGTCTGTGGTTGTTATAGGTTATAAACATACCTATTGACCCCCTCGACTACATAAATTCCTGATAAATTCCATCAGGGCTATTTGCTCATTAACACCGTTCAGTAAATCCCTTTCGGCCTGAACCGATGCCTCGATAACTTTGATTTTAGATTCGACATTAGAAGGGTTATCCATAGCAAACTCAAACACATTCCTAACCATAGAGCGTGGGTCAGTGGGATAGCGTGTCAGTTCATTATAGGCTGATTCTATGCTCTTTTCTTTAAAACACAATCGGAGAACCTTTGCGCTATCAGTACCACTTGTAGTAAGGGATAATAGGAAGGACTCCCGTTCATCACCCATCGTTGATAATGTCTGTAAAGCACCCAAACAGTTACGCAGGTCTCCTAAATGTCTTTGTGCGATTACAGTGAGTTCGTGGTCGCTAACTGGCATTGATTCTTTTGCTGCAACACTCGCCATACGCTTCAAACAATCGTTTATTGATATAGGCTCGAATGTTCTAACCTGACACCGTGATTGTAGCCAAGGGCTTACTAAGTTTAAGTCATTACATGTTAGTATGAAATAGCACGACGCTTCCTCTATGACACCCTTTAGAGCATCCTGTGCTTGGCGAGTGATTCTATCGGCCTCATCTAAAAAGATAATCGTTTCATTGACACCGGAACGAGATAGCGGAATGATATATTCTTCTATAAATTCTATACCCCTAGTTTTCTTTGACGAGGCATTGAATTGATGTATCTGGAATCCTAGTGCCGATGCTATTATTTTGGCAAGTGTAGTTTTACCAGTTCCTGGCTCACGGGAATGGAAGATATAGTTTTGCATTGGTGATTCGCCTTTTAGTATCGGTTCAAACTCAGCAACCAAATGTCTTTGTCCTACAAACTCATCGAGCGTAGCGGGTCTATATGTCTGCCACCAAATATTTTTACCAATCATCTAATCATCTCCATAAAGTGTGTGTAGTAATTCGTATTCTTCGTGCTTGTAAAACATTTCATGTTCACAACCGTAGCACATCTTAACACCACCGTTTATAGTATTAGACTTGTCTTTACAAAAAGCACAAAGCCCTCTCCACGACCTAAACTTTTGATTAACACTTATTAAGAACTTCATGGTTGAACACCATCCCAGCAATCTCCACATAGATACCCAAGCGGTAATAGGAAACAAAATTCGTTAAGGTCAACACTTACTCCACAACCAACGCACCGGTTAGACTTGGGGTGCTCTATTCTTTTCTTTCCTTTGTATATCATAATCATTCCTCTACATCAGGTGCATCAACATAATCAATATCAAACTCAATATCATCTATTTCACCGTCAGAATCGTTCCACGATATATCTCCATCCATATAATCAGACCAATCTACCGTTTCATCTACTATTGATTTGTACGCTCGTAGGTCATTTGGGTTTATTCGTGCCTCAAAGGTGATAGTCATTTTACCCCTAACCGTTATCTGCAAACCACAACAAGTAATTGCATCGTCTATATCTTCGTGTGTTCCATCGCATTCCATACACTTGAACGCTTCTGTCTTTTCAATTCCCGCCATACATACCCATTATATTGAAAGCATATAAACATACCTATGGGCGGTCTTGGCTACCAGTTAACGCCTTATATCTTTCCGAAAGAGTAAATGCTAGTTCGGTCTGGCCTAAATGATAGAGAATAGTTATAGCATCATGGGCTATTCGGGTCATCTCGGTATTAGACATTAAATATCATTCCGTTAAGTCTTTCAATTCGCATTTCCAAATCCCTAATAATACGCTCGGCAGTAGTGGGGTGTATCTTTTGAAAATGTCTTCGGCATTTTAAACAGACCAAATATTTGTCCGATTCACCATAAGAACCATCGGGAGTGTGATGGCATACTTCCTCAGTATCTTCTTTGATACTATCCATGCCGTGAACATACCACAGGTTGCCCTCAGAATCTTCCGATGGCATTATGAATACCTCTCAATATCCTCAAAGTCCATGTGTTCTTCTTCTATGACATATTCGGCCAACACATCTATTAAGTCCTTGGTGTGCATATTCTTTAGTATCTGAATCATCCAATCTAAGGCCATAGCATGTGGAGTAGTATTGTTTTGTTGCCGATGACAAACTTGCCATACCCAATCGTGAACGCTATCATAACCTGCGTTTTCCAAGTCTTCTAGTTCACTCGCCGTTGCCATCTATTGTTCACCTTCTGCATCTAAATTGTTTTGGTGGTAATCGTATTCTCTTCGCCTTTCAATGTTATCAAAGTGTTGTTCGAGGATAGACCATATATCAAACATCTCACCATTCCAGATTATGTCAATAGAACCCTCGTCAAATTCTATTCGGTAATCCTGATTAACACCTGTATAATCAACATGGGTTTTATGTCGTAGTTCTTCTGATTCTTTTAATTGCTTTTTAAGTTTGGCTATCTGTTCATCACGAACAATGATTTGCGCCTCTAGTATTTCTTCCATTTTACTTGCCATCCAATTCCACTCCGGTTTCATTCCTCTTCCTCATTACGCCTTGCTCTAACCTCTAATATCACATCAGGGTCATTACTACCATAACATAGGTAGTTAAGGCTCTCTAGGAATTTATCATCATCAATATGTAGGTTTCCCAATGCAATAAAAAATTGCTCATAATTATTCAACAAAGCCATTTTCATATCCCATTCTTCTTCGGTTTCAACGGCATGACATAGCCACCAACCTTGGACTATTGATTCAGGGTCTTCTTCATCGTTTAATGTTCTAAACCTACCTGCGCTTACCCATCCGGTATCAACACGCATTGATAAGTCTATTTCTCTAACCAACATGTAGTCGGCGTTTGCTGCTTGTGCTATGTGTTCTGCTTCTGGTATCATTGTATCACCTTTTTATTATTTGTGGCTTGGCATCCATGCCTAGACCATTACATCTAAAACACTCGATGCCCTCTACCTTCCCCGCACCCATGCAGGCTGCGCATTTCATTTGAATTGCTCCGCCATCAAACATGCAGTATCGGTCTCCAGTAGTTCTGTTAATTATAGTATGTGCTTGTGTTCTCCATGTATTACACCGACAACACTTACCTATCCAATCGGCAGGTGATGAATTATTTGATGCTCTAACCCATGTCATTCAAAATCCCCCCAAATTTCTGGTTTATGTATTGAATTGAAAGCACGAAGATTAATTAGGTAGCCTAGCAAATCATCTATCAATTCTCGTTCTTCAGATTCAGAACGACACTTTGATAATTTTCTAAGTCTATCATCAATCCGTAATCGTATAGCATCTTCCGCACCAACGGAAGAAAGAATAGTAACGGGCTGGAAAATAGATGAACCCCATTTTTGGTGATGTTGTAGCATACCCTTGCGAACTGATGTAAGGGTGTTTTCTATTGCCATCTTCCACGATGTGTTTCGGGCAACATTATTTGATGGTTCGCTCATGTCCTCCATACATTACCATTGTATGTTATAGTATATAAACATGGTTATACCCGTTCTTGGCGTTCACATTGGAGGCATTTATCATTAGGTAGTAGTATTCTTTTCCGAGCACATGTATGACACCGACCAACATTTTGACTTTCCTTCTTAGATAGTATTCCCACAGGCATAGTCATTATCAATTCCTCATTGTTAGTAATTAGGTCTCGGTTAATATCAAACAAAGTATGGAGTGTTTTGTTGCCAGTTTCTGTTACCGTTACTTCAGTTCCTACCGGTATTACCTGGCTATTTTTATTCATAATAGATGAAAGCGAATGCTCGGTTGGTTCTTTTAGGAGTTTGTAGTTTTTATGAATATGCTCATACATTTGCCCCTTAGTCATCGGGCCAAGTTCCCATAGCGTATCTAAAACGATTCGCCTAATACGCTTATTCCTCACCATGTTAATATATGCTATGTGTTGAGGTCTATAAACTTAGTCTTCCATACTTAAATACATGGCATTTCTAAGTGCAGTTTGTGCTGCTTCAGTTTCATGGTGGTCATTAGACAATAACAAAATTCGTGTCTGCATTACTCGTCCTTCCTTTTTATCAAAGTACTCATTTATCCAGCCTACTACAAATGACATAGCGAGCCATGCTCCACAGAATAGTGTCGTGTAAACAGATGTTGCTAAAGCCATGAAACGCTAGGCTCTTTCCTTTTGGTTATAAGAGTTTGCTCGGGTTGTATGGTTCTTAGTTCGTTGCGAGCATCAACATTGTTATCTAGTAACTGCAACCCGTATATATCGGATTCCCTAAACGGATAATCTTCTGGTAGTTTAGTAGGCATATCTTTCTTCTTTGGGTAGGTTGGATTTTTGCCCGTTCCTTTGACACAGAACGCCAATATAGCATAGGAGTAGGTAGTGGGTAGGGTGAACATTACTTCGGCCATCCTGCGCCATTTCTGCACACCAGAATTATCATTCGCTTTCAACCATGCCAGTGCTAGTGGGAGCGGTGTTTTTGTTGATTTCAGCAATTCATATACATACTGTCTATCTCCGTATTTGAATATAGAGTTTATTGCACGATTTACCCCATCATCACCTTTGCTAAGTGAATTGTCAATTATAATCCGCTCTTTGATTTCCTTAGATAGTTTAGGTAATTTATCCACAACGAATACCAATCTGTAAGCAACAACATCAATCCACTCTTTAATCATCTTTTCAGTAATCTTTGACATGAATACTATATAAGTGGTAGAGGGTGCGGTAGGTAAATACTTAACACCATGACTAAGAATAAAATTACCCTTTTTGTATGGGCGTTCATCGGCTGTTAAAAATATCATAACCATGCCTCTAAATCATCTTGCTCGGATAACCATTGGGCTAATCGTCTAACGGCTGATTCAGACACACACCATGCTTCGGCAATAGACTTGTTAGTGATTTTGTAATTACCACAATAGAAAGAGTAACCAGTGGTATGCCACTTAATCCACACACCTTCTTCCATTAGTGCTTTCCAGAATTTGTGCATGTCTTTTGCAGGAACCTGCCTAACTGCCATATATCGTGTTCTTCTTTTCCAATCGCTATTCATCATTCCCAATCCCCCTCGTTGTAGTCTATAACATAGGTTGGTTCTTTAAGTGCTGCCATTCGCAGTTCCACTTCATCTAATAGGTCTGGTTTGTCAGCCAATACGCTGACTAAAATACCCATGACACTATCGACTCGGTTTTGTGCCAATAGCAATTGTGAATCGACTCCGATTTCCTTTTTCAATTGTCCTATTAATCTAAGACTTTGGTTTGCTTGATTAGTTAGTCTTGCTGCGTCGGCAACCCAATCCGATGTAATGCCCTCATCATCTTTACGGACTTCGAGTTCCTCTATCCATGTGATTAACTTTTGCGCTATGTCTTCTGCAACGGTAATTGTACTGATAGTATCGTTGCGAGCCTTTTCCATGAATGCTGCTTCAGTATGGTCATAGTGTCTATGGTTATCCATGTGGTCTTGAACAGTTCCGGTAGGCCAATTTTGTGATGTTTCAAGGTGCATAGATGTTATCTGGCCTGTCATTATCTTTACCTCCCATACTTTGTGGTGAGGGTTAGCACACATAGGACATGGGGAATCATTAGAAGTCAATACCCACGCTAATGTTCTTTCAACAACGGGGTCTTCAGTTTCATCTAAATGTTGTCGGATTTCCCGTTCAGTTCTCATTGGACTACGCCTCCCCACACAACCTTTTTAGCGATTGTTTCTTGGACTTCCGGTGTAGGTGGTGCTCCAATACGACATGTAATACCTTTACGACCACGACCCTCTTTGCGTGGCACATACTCGTGATACCATGTTTGACCCATTAGAGATTCCTCCATCCAGCGTTTTGCTGCCTGATAGTCATTGGTAATCATACGCTCGACCTCCTTTAGGAGTGTGGACTTTGGAATGTCCTGTTGCCAGAATGTGTCTTTGATAAGCATTAGGTCTGCATCCATTACATTTCTGCGTTGTGAAAGTGATGATTCTAATAGCATTGTAAGTTCGGGTGTCAAATCAACATACAATACCTCTCCACCTACATAATCCTCACGCATCATAGTATAACCGATACAAAGTCTGCGGAATAGGTCAGATTCAAAGGAACGAACCTCCGGTCTTTCTAACCACTCCTCTACCCGTTCATCAAAGATAATACCTGTCGGAGGGCTTTGCATAATTTTGTGTTGTCGCTGTAAGAACCATCGGCGTATATCCATGTTTAACGAAGCCAATTCGACCCGTTCACCATTAGACATTTGGGCTTGCTTGCGTTGCGCTCTTTTGTATTCTAACTCTTTGTTCGGTGTCATTTCAATGTCGATGATGAAGAACCTACGGTCTAAACCTGACTCTAATTCAAAACGACCTGGCTGAGTACCAGCCCATAGACTGTAAAGCGTAGTGTATTTGACCCAACCAGCCTTCAATGCTTTCATAACACGGCCATTGTCAGTGGAAGTTAGTAATTGGTTTTTCATATCAACCGAATGGTCTTTCTTGCCAGCATCGGAAATAGATGAAAACTCCTCGAAACCTAAGAAACCACAACACAATTCCTGTGCCAATGGTCGGCCTGTGATATTACCATCCTCATCAACCGAACCAAACATACCAGACTCCGTAATCGAGTTTGGGCCAAGCATAGTCTTGAATCCTTCGCCATTGAATGCTTCTTTGTTGTATAGCAAACCATTGTGTTCTGCTAAGAACAATTGAATTAGAATTGATTTACCCGAACCTTTATCTCCACGCATTAGAATGTGTAGTCTGGTGTCGGCCAGCCTTGACATTGGGGTATAGACGGGTTGTAGGTCATGCCTCATAGATGTTGGTAAATCTTTTTCACAACATAAGCAAAACATACCTTTGTTGATAATGTTGAACAGATGTGCTCCGATAGAGCAAATGAATATCGGTATCTTGTCATCAACATCAACATAGAAATTACGGCGGGCATATTCTTGGACTTGGGTAAATATATTTTGGGTCATAGTGTTTCCTCCATTTTGGAATTTACCTGCTTTGTTATGAAGGCAGGGTACTTCTTTAATCCGTATCGTAGCGATACTCCTCTCTTTAATTTATCAACCAATTCATTTACAATTATTTCTTCATCTATTATATCATATAGAGCAACCTTGTATTTGTGTATATTTCCGTGTGTTTGTTCATATCCAGTAATCTTAAACATGGGGTGTATTGAAAACAATGCAGCTGCTTTAGCGGTTTTAATTTGTAGGTTTCCTTTCTTGTCATTCCTTAGATAATCTAAAATCTCCTCTAGTGTTGATTCACCATTGACCTTGATAAAAAAATACGCTGCGGTAATGAATCGCTTTGAACCAGAATGATTAGCACCCATGCAAATATAGATGAACCGTGAAAGCATATAAACATAGCGATTGAATTTAATCTTTTGATTCTTTCCTGTTTTGTCAAAAGAATTAAACGCCTGACTGCGCAGATGCTGGGGGAATTGTTTTATTTGTTCAATAGGTATTATAAGAGTATTACAGATACCTATAATATTACTGTATTTTTTTGTCATATCTTTTTTATATCTAAGAGCAACAATAAAGAATACCGGAAACCGTTGTACTGCGTGGCAGTTTTTCTTTTTATAATTTTCAAAAGAATCAAAACAATTAAATATCTTAACCACCTCCTCGAGAAACAAAAACAAAAATTAATACAATGCTTGTTCTAATAGTGATACATTATACGAGAAATGTTTGGTCGTTGAACCTACGGTTCTTTCTTGCTTCCATAATGGTAGCAGTTTTCCATCACTTAATGCTGTCAAAACTTTGTGCGAGCGAGTCTTTGCGTATTCAATATACCTAATCATTGTCTTAATTTCGTCTTTGTCAAACAAATGTGGCTCTATACAAGCATATTTTCGGTCTTGATTAACTATATTAGTCAGGAATCCTAACTTACCGGAAGGCATTTGCATTACTCTAATGATATGCTTATGTGTCGGAGTAAGCCCAAACACCGCCACGATAGAGGGAACGGTCATTGAAGTCCTTTTAAACTCCACATCTTTTTCCCTTTTAATGAACTCATAGTTAGAAAATACTATATGCTGGCAGTTTTCGGCCTCAAGAATCGCAGCAATATCGAATAATGTTGGTTGAATGTCATCTGTAAAATTTTGATAAGTGAAGTCAACAACAAACAAATCTTTCCTATTTGTTCCCTGAACGACAATTTTTTGTGCATCTCCCTCACTGATAACGCCCCTAATAATATCTAAAGAAGTTTCGTCAAAATTATCGAGTCTGTGCTTTAGAACCGGATTAAAATTTCTTCTTCCGAGTGGTTCTTTGAAACAAACTGTATCTAACAGTTGCCAGACACTTTCATAACCTTCAAAAATAATTCTTTCATGAGTACTTGTTGATACAACAAGTGTAGGACAAAAATGTCTGTTAAAATCCCAGCCAGAATAATCTATAATCTGAGTCGAATTGTCAGCAAAGTCAATAATGACTAAGCAATCTTGGTCTAAATATGTCAAGGTTAGTCCTCCAACCATTCTAACATATCTTCTGGATATTGTAATCGCCAGATAGCACCGCTATAAGAATTTGAATTGCTATACACAGTTTGTTCTTCATGTGTAATTCCAGGCATACGCAATAGTATCTGTCCTATTTGTGATGAGCCATTGACAAACTTTTTTGCTGGCGAATCCATAACGAAGCCATAAATTTGTTTTGTAGTTAAACCATCATAGTGTTCTTCAAGACACTTGTAAATTGCTTTCTTTAGTCTGATATTTTTTCTCTTTTGTTTCCCTTTAGGCATTTTGATTCCTCCTTTCTTCCTTCTTCTTACGAAGATAACACTTACCACACATCGGTTTGCGTCTTCCACTAATAGCAGATTTAGACACAGTTATACCACAGCGAATACAAACCGGAAGGTCTGCATTGTCGCTGTCGTCGGGTGTTTCAAGTATATTCAGGCTAAAAAGTGATTGTATAATAACTTTTTGCTTACGGCACTCCGACATTGGTAGGTCATCGGCAACAGCTTCAAAATTAGCAACCCATTCAGCAACGGGAAACCTGTCAATCATATACTTGAGAACCATGCGTAATTCAGAATTCTCTAATTCAAGGTGTTTAATCTTTTTGTCCTTGTATGTCATTGTTATCACTCGCATAGTTGTTGTCAGATAGTTTGCGTAATTTGTCTTGGTAGGTGTCGGTAAGTGAATAGATTTCATACCCTGTTTGGCGACTATCTTCAAAGATACAATCCCCGTTGAGATATACCTGTTCGCCTTCCATACCGCCTTCTTCCTCCCATTTATTACAGAACAGTAGTCGTGGGTTCATTTCACTTAAATGATAGAATACATTTTCTGGTGGCGACCAAGCCGTAGTAAATGACATTTGAAGCATATAGAACGGTGCTTTCCCCTCCATACCTAAGGTTGTAGCATCATTGTAAGGAACAAAGACCGGCTGATGCCATAAATTAGAATTAAGGTTTGTCTCCATAGTGAAGGAATAGGCATCCCACTTGGTATCCCAGTTTTTAATGCTCCAATCATACAAGTTGACAGCACCGTATTTTTCCTTAAGTGCTTCATATTCACCATCGGAAACAGCAACATTTTTACCATCAACTCTTCTCCAAACTCTATGTGATTCACCGTCAATAGTGCAGACACCAGATGATATATCCTCGAGTGCTTCTGGTCTAGGTAAGACAGATTCAAAGGAAAACATAATGAACATGTTGTCGCTTAGGTCATCGGTGTTCAAGGGATTCTCCATGTTGGTAAGATGGAAGTAAATAAAGTCCTCCAAATATCCCCTTTCACCTGTAATAGTAATAGTATTCTGACAATGGTTAGGCATTACTCATCACCGTCTTGTCTTATTTGTGCTACTAAATCATGGAATTGCATCCAAGTAATACCCATCATATTCTCTAATTCATCATTGGGTGTATTCATCCATTCACTTAAGTTTATTATTACTCTCTTCATCAATTCTATATTCATCATTCTTCCTCCTCATCGACAAACTTTGTGCAGGCAATATCCCTTTCAATCTCTACTTCACCACGACATGAAATGCTTGATTTGCTGTGTGTAATGAAGTTATGAAGCATACTTCGAAGCCATGCAACAAACGCTTGTAGTTTGTCGTCGGCATCGGTAAAGGTGCTGGCCTTGTTAGCAGCACATGTCATTTTGATTTCTAGTGAAGTCCATTCATCGTCAGCATTTACTTCGGTGTGAACAGAAAAGCCATAGATGTTTAAGTCATCGCCGTTTCTGTTGTCTGGGTCAGTCCTAATGTGAAAGTCGTTAGCCCAATCCTCTATACCTTCGCTGTGATTCCACTTGTAAATGTAGTAAAGACCGTGTTCTTCAGCAACCTTACCGTCGATAAATAGTTTGGTTGGAATCCAAGAATTACCTCGGGGTCTATCCAATTCTTTGCTTGTGTCAACGATACTTACTTCGAATCCTAAATCCTCTAATATCTTTTCAGCCTTTTCACTAAGCTCATACCTAGTATCAAGTGTGTGGTATCTTTCTTCTGCTGTTTGTGGGTCGTATATTCTAACGCTCCAAGACTCTACTAACACTGTATCACGGACTTCGTTAGCCTTGGGTTTGTTAGCCCAAGACTCAGTGAATCCTATGCCTGCGGTTTGGAATGCCTTACCATATAGCCTTTGTGTTAGTATCTCATCATCATTACCCTCGGACAGAACTCCGCCGATTGGTGTCTCGATGTCAAACTTCAGTTTGATATATTGCTTGTATTTTCTATTACTTATCATAGTTTTAATCCTCCTAATTTATTGTGTCCGCTCATAGTCGCCACAGTCAGTATATAGCGTGGTAGTTTATAAACATATCGGTTGACCACTCTTACACCTCCCATTGGCTCGTGTCGCCTCTTTGACAATGCGACTCGCGGAATCTGTTATCTCTACGCAGCATGCGTGTTAGTTTTTCTGGATATGGTAATCGAGAATTTGAACGGTATTTTTTACCCTTTTGGCGAATAAGCATACCAATCAATGCACGAGATGAAACGGGATAATCTATCTGCGATAGCACTTCGTAAGCCCTTTCGCAAATTCTAAGTTCGCCCTGCTTTCTTTTAAGTGGTTTCATTCTTCTTCACCTACCGGAATATACCAGCCTAATGCGTCTTTGATTCTCTTCTTGTAAGCGAAAGCATGGTCTATTTTGTTGAACTCGATGTATAGTGATGAACCTTCAACCAAATGTGATTTGTTTCTTGGCATCAAACAATCAAGAAAACTATTCCATTCATAAGTAGTCCAGTTCCTTTGATGTAATTTGATATAGTAAGTGTCATCAACAAATGAAGCCCTAATAATCATATCGTGATACCGAGCGGTATTGCCCCACTTAGGTATCATGTGTGGCTCATACTTTTCACTACTATTCTCCAATGTATTCACCTTCCGTTGGCATCTTTGGCTCTTTGTCGTTCACGAAGTATGTGTTATAATATATCTTATACATCGTCATGTTCCTCACCGTTTATTAAGAAAAATATATCATCATGGAGTTGTGTAAAATTCATCAATAGTTTTTCACCAGTTCCCTTGATTCCAAAGTATTTCTTTACCGGAGTAACCTTCCATGTTCGGGTAGGCTTCATTCCTATTTTGCACCATAGCGTTAAATCACGCTTAGTAATAATAAGATTCCAAATGGCTCTACCCATTGGCTTACCATTAACATTTAATACGCTATTTTCGTCTTCATCACGAGCCTCATTGTCGGCAATAAATTCGCTGAAAAATGGTGAAGTATAATCGTATATCCCATGCCTTCCGCCTTGGCATATTTTTAACCATAGTTTTTGTTGGTCTTCTCTCATTCTTCTTCCTCCGTTGGTGACTGGATTAGGGAAATGGTTTGAGCCCGTTCCTTAATCATTTGTCTTTGTCTTCGTAGTTTACCCGATGGGTGCTTTATATGCCAGCTCTTTGCGTTTTTCTTTCTTGTGTTCATTAGTTATTCCTCCTTAATATTTCTTTAGCAACGGTGTCTTGTTGTAAAAGAAGTGGATAAACCCGCATCCAGTGTCTTAGGATATTTCGTGCGTGTTTTCTTGCTATAAAAAATTCATCTGCTATATATGGTGCAGCCCCAAACATATTAACTACTCCTGATAACTTCAGATTGTGTAGGTAAATATAGTAGTCCATGTATTCTTCATTTATTGTTTCATCATTCATCTTTCTTTTCCTCCTCGTCAAACTTTGTGTCGAGAATGTAATCCATAGCCCGCTGTGCTTTTGAACCGGCTTGTATAATCATTTTGGGGTTAGACTCTAACCGCTTTAGCCAAGATGCTATATACGATACTTGGTTTTGTAAACCCTCCTCTAGTGCCTCCGAAGGCAATATGTTGAAATGCTTGCATAATAGTGATGCACCTAACTCGGCTACCAATTCTTCGAAGGCATACTTTTCATCACCACCCATACCAAACTCCCTATCACAGCGTTTCTTGTGACCGGTAGCATGAGTACATTCGTGGAAGAAAGTCGGCATATAGGCAAACCCGCTTGGGAATGCTTCCTTGACCGGCATATTTACCCTGTCGTCGCCATAGGAATAGAAAGCCCTCGCACCGACTTCACTGAATTTGATACCCTCCTTTTCTAACCATTGGTGCATTTGGTCGTGAGCTGCTTGTGCTGCCTCCGTAAACTCCGTTGGTTCGGGTTTGTCTTCGTCGGGCAATTCCGGTATAGGTAGGTTTGTACTGCTTCGACCAAAGACCTTGTGCCACTTTAGAATAGGAATGCGCTTGTCTTTCTCGGGGTCGTCTTTGTCCTTAACCTTAATCATAGTAAAGAACACGACGGTATGAGCCGTTTCGCCCTTTTGTACTCCGTAGTATTCATTAGCCTTCTTGTATGGTTTGCCGTCGCTGGATTCCACCAAGTCATACTGGCCTTGTTTGATAGCATGTTTGCGACCAAGCTCAGCCCATTGTTTGAAGGATGCAAATTCAATGTCACCCGATGTATAACCTAAGATAAACTGATTGATGCCACGATACGGTTTGCCAGAAACTATATTGTGTGCAAGTCCGGTTTTACATTTGGAAGTATCCCAAGGCTTTAGCCAAGGTTTCTTACCTTCCTTTAGTGCTTTGGCTACTAGGTCAGCCATTTCTTTTACTACTTGGTCTCGTTTCATTGATTGTTTACTCATTTTTAGGTCGCCCCCTATGTTCACTTATGTTGTTATGGTTTATAAACATGCCGATAGACATGCTTGCTGCGTAGGAATTTTCTGCACCAATTTTCGCTAAGCTTATTTCAGCGGTGCATCTGTGCCTATATACACGATTTACCGAGACAAGAAAATGCAAATAAAAAATCTTATCGCCCCCCATGAAGAATGTAATTGTTTGTTGAGTCATGTTATCACCACTAACTTACCAGAAATATGTCTTCTCGCCATCGCAGGAGAAGTTGCTGAATCCGTTTTCTCCCATATAGGTAGCCCGCTCACTTCGTAGTCGTGCTTCTTCTTCTTGGTCGATTTTGTATTGCTCGCTTTTGTAATATTTCTCCCACTTCTTGTTGGCTCTATCGTTAGAAGTCTCATCTAACACGACACCAGGTGCATGTATGAAGTCAGTTGCTAAATCAACAACAGTTAACTTGTACTCAGTACTGTTATCTCGATGCCTAAATTTAAGTCTGAACCCATTCTTGGGGAGTCTAAAGTGAATCTCGTTGCGTAGTTTGTCAAGAATGCCCTCGAAGGTTTTCTCATGTAGTTTAGTCTTCTCCATATCTTCGTGATGCCATTGTTCCCAATGCTTGAGACGCTCGGGTATCTCTATATTGATACCATAAGCCATACACAATGTTTTGAGGTTGTCGCAGTCGGTGAAGGCTTCATACAATTGACAAGCACGAGCACAATGCTCCTCTACTCGCCATTCGTCTCCATAGTCGTTCCACCGTCTTGTATCTTCATTGACCTCTAATTCCCAAAAGATTCTCTCTACATCGTAGCCGAGTTTTTCGGGTGAAGCGAATAGCAACCTTTCGGTCTCGGTATCATCATATTCCTCATCGAACTCCCTGTCATACTTTCTTCTTACAGCCTTCTTCTCTAACAAATATACTTTTGCTCCTAATTGTTTAGTCATCTTATTCTACCTCCCCACTTGTAAATAGCGAGCCTAAATCAAAGAAGCCATCAGACTTCTTTTTCTTTTCTTGCTGACTTTGAATTATTTGGTCAGCGCAAGAAATACAATCAAACCTTACTTCTATAAACGGACACCCGCTTAATATATGTGAGGTTGTTGTTATTTTCTTATGAGGAAACTTATCCATATATCTCCAATTTGGGGCTCTACCACATTTAGAGCAGTTTTTGTCAACAATCTCAACATCTATTTTAGTATCTTTAGTCATCTTCTTTTACCTCCTCCAAGAAATAGTTTGCAACCCACTCTAATGAAAGGTGAGCAGATTGTGCTACTACCGGAAGTTTGAAACGCCAAGGTCGTCTGTAAATAGACCTAAACCTTGACTTTGTGGTTTTAACTGCACCAACATACGCTAACTCTAATTTTGGGTGATTCTCTACCCACACCAAAACGCTTACCATACCACTAGCAAGATTCCTAATTGCGTCTTGCTCATTCATAGAAAGGCCTCTCGAATGGGCGTTCCATAGGAAGAACCATAGTGCGAGCAAAACGGCTCGGATTAGTAAAGTTAAGATATTTGTTGCGACCTTGAACATAATCTTCTGCAGATTTGCGAGTCGGGAATGTAGTCCAGTGGGTCAATTCCTCGGAAGAATACCACCAACCTCCTTCTTCTGCGCCACCATAATGCTCGTTGACATAAAACTCGCCAACATAAAACATGTCTTGCATAGGTCGGCATGACTTAGGCCACGCATAGAAGTTATAGTCACGGCCTCCTTGTTCGAAGCCTAACTTCATGTAGTAGTAATCTTGACCATAGTCTTGCTTCTTGAACTCTTCGTATTGCTCCTTCCATTGGTCGTGAAGCTCATACCGATGGTGATAGCCCGCCTCAAGTTTGATGCCCCAACCAGCGGTGGTTGTGGAGTCAGAATCGACACAAATCTTATCATAGGTATAACCAAGTTTCTCCCATACTTTACTCTCGACATGGTTTTCTCGATAAACACCCTCATAGAAGTTAACATATTTATTGTAGAGATGTTCATTCCACTCGTAAGGGATAGTGAACCATTGAGTTTTCTGATGCCATGCACCCTTAGAGTCAAACCGACTAAAGCAAAGGCGACAGATATACTTATCTGGTTTACGATGAGCGAATGTGCTCTTGTAAGGCCTAATCATTTTTCCGCCTTGCTTGGTTTCATTACAGACAAAACAACATTGTTTACTCATTGTGATTCCTCCAAGGTTCTTACAGATACCTGAGTTCTTGCATTGGTTAGAGCCGTTAGTAATACTATTGACTCGTCGCAGTTCCTACATAGATATTGAGTTTGACCATAGAAGACCATGACACCGAAGACATTTTTACGGGTCGAGCAACGCTTACATACATTAAACATTACTCGGAGCCCCCATCTTCTAATCGTGTTTGGAGTTCCATTACACTAACCAAGCCTATCTGATTCTTATTACGATAGGTAGTTAAGATGACATACGCTCTTTGGACTGAGCGATTGAATTTAAGTACATTACAACAATCATTCTTGCAATACCACCAACCAGTTGAATCAACCGGTCTCCAGTAAACATTGTTTTCTGGACATGGGAAGCTGGAGATACCGTTGCATACGAAGCACTCGGATTTAGACAAGCCATCGTAGGCGGTGTGTTCTTGGTATTCATCAGTCATAGTTCCACCTCGAACATATTGAATAAGTCTTGTTGTGCTTTTAGTTCTGCCTGCAATAGTTTAACCTTAAGGGCGTGTGCCTTTGCTAACTCCATACATGCTACTTGGGTGGCTAACCTGCCATCCATAGAGCAAAACCAATCAAGAACCTTAGAGTTGATATGATAGGAAGAATAGATACTTCCCATACACCATGCTTCTTGCCCTAGATGAGCAAAGCCCTGCACAGCAAGCTTGGGTTCGGCTAATCCGCTGTTATCCCAATAGGCCAGACGCTTTTTGACTGTCCAGCCACCTTGCACATACTCCATACCCAGTCCAATCTCGACTGCGTAGCATGATGTGTTCTTCTTTTGTAATATCACCAAAGAGCTGACTTTCTTGTCTCCCACCGCAAAGTGTTTAACTGTAAGTCCAGTTTTTTGGCTCGCCTTTTCATCCCGCTTTACCGAGATATATTCCTTGGGGTTGTGTATATACATTTATCTTACCTCATATTTTTACAGACGGGGGGTTGTTGGAGATGGTAAGTTGTGTTTCGGATTCCCCGCCCATAATGAGTCATGTGCGTTCAACTATATAAAAGGTGCGGAACACGGAAGTAGCGACCTTGTATATAACTTGTCAGTATTCACGGAACTTGTGAGATGACGGGCTTATTCATTTCCCGAGATTTTACGGAGTATTATAACTGAAAGCGTGGAAATTTTCTGCAACATTATATCGTAAGGATATTTTAGGTTTGTGAGCGGGGGGATGATTTTATTTTCGTCATCTGGAGCAAAAACCCTACTCCAAGCACACACACACAATTTCCTGAATCTTTTTCTGCACCTTATTTTCGCATAGAAGTTTTATTGCTTGTGGCCGAGCCTAATCGTGCATCACAACTTGTTTTTTTGATATGAGCAAAAAAAGGAGGCCAAGGGCATGAACCCTTAGTCCTCCAGTTTTCACCGCAAGTCTCGTGGCCTGCGCTAAGGCGGGTTTCATCCCCCGCTTCTAATTATTACACTATCTTGTTCACCATATTATAAGTTTAAATTCATTCTTCAAGCTTACCGAAAAGATTATCCTCAAAGGTCTAAAGAAGCAGCGACGGCTTCAAGCTCAGCTTGTAGTCGTGCCATTTCAGCAATCTTTGCATCTGCAAGTTGCTGGGCTGCTTTCTTCTCTTCTGGACTTAATGCCTTAATTGTGCCGTTAGCAAGGCCGTTAAGCTTTGCTGAAGCTTTTGCAATATCTTCCTTAAGTTTAAGGTTCTTTGCAGCGCTTGCATCTTCGCACCAGCCGAGCATAAAGGCATCTTCCATTGTCTGGAGAACCTTCACCAAGGCTTTGCATTCGTCTATTCTTAGGCTTACCAAACCGGTCTTGCCATGTGCTGCAGCTTCACTTTGTTTATCAAGTTCAATCTTGATATTCTTGTTCACTGCGTCAAGGTAATCGCGTGTTCTCATTCTTAGACTACCAACCTGGCTCTTAGTGCCATCAGTGGTCTTAACGAAAACACCCGCCTTGGGCTCTGTCGGCAAGACAGGCTCGGCTTTGGTTTCTGTTTTTTTATTTGTTTTCTTGTTTTGTGCCATACAAGGGACACCATCCTACCCCGTCTTCGTTTCGGGGCAGTTAAACTTAGCGGTTACTACTATATAAACCCCCCAGTAGGTCGGCTCTTGTGATGCAGTCTGCAACTTGTTTCCCGCCTTATTTCGTAAGATGAGTTGTAAAAAAATCTCAACTTGCCTCTGCACGAATGAGTGAAGCTTTTTTTCGAAGGTAACTTAAAAAAAAAACTCGAGGCGGGCCGTAAGAATACTGCACGAATCCCCATGACATTTTTTCGAAGGGGGTCTGCTGCACTATATCCCCCCACCATAACTTAGAAAATATACCCAAAGCTCGTATAAACACACTAAGAGCAACAATCCGACCCCATTATATACTAACACTACTAGGGCTGATTACCCGTAGGGTATAGGTGATAGAATGATAAAAGAAGATAAAGCGGAAAATGTGAATAACATCAAGTGTCAATGTGGACACGAGATATGGGATGACGAATTAGGTTGGTTAAACCATTGTAAGGATTGTATTGACATAATCCTAGAAAGAATAAAAAAAGGAAATAAAGAAAAAGAAGGTGAAAAAATGAATAAAAAAAGAGAAATGCGGTTTGAAGATGCGCGCGATATACGCACCCTATATGGGTGGGTAAGGCGTAGTCTTTTGGCTTTGGAAGGCGATTGCTATGACGATATTGATGCTTGGCGAGGTATGTGTTTTCGCATACTTCGTGCCATCAATGTATTAGAAAGTGCATCAACAAGGGACTACGATGCTGGGGAGACGGCTAGTTCAATTTTTTGGTGTGATGAATGCGTTAAGCGAATTATGACCGAATGGGGTTGGAAACCAACAAGCAAGTGCGGTGGACTACATCAAGAATTATGGTGCCTAAAGTGCAACACTAAAAAGTAAGGACATTTTTTCGGATAACTATTTTCGGAATGTAAGCGGGGGAGTGGGTGTTAAGCCCATTCCCCCCTATCGAGGCGAAACAATGATACAAGAGTTCAATACCGCAACATATATATACCGGCGACCTGTATGTATAAACATGGAAAAAACCCATAAACAACTGAAAAAAGAAATAACTTGCGAACAAACACCGGCTCGTGAACCGGTAAACAAAGGTAGGGTGATTGGAACTTGCATCGAATGTGATTGTCCTGTAACTCAATACATCAACCTATCTGGTGGCGACGGCGGTTCTGAAAAGATTTGCTACCCTTGCGTTGCCGATTGGTTTGACGACGACCACATACCTTACGATGACTACATTGACATTGTATTACCTCACACCCCCGAACAAATCTTAAAGTATGACCTAAAACCTTACGGTATCAAAGAAACCCTTGATTGTGGTTGCATCTTAATTGATTGGATTAACGGTGATAAATATATCCACTTGTGCAACATACACCGCTTCTCCGTTATCCCAAAAATCATTATGACTGACTTGGAAATGACTTCTTGCACTGGCTGCGACAATTTGTTCCCCGAATACGAACTCACCCTATGTCGTGTCCGAAAAAACATGAAAACCATCTGCCTTTGCCCCCAATGCTTCGATGAATCCCCTTATAGTGGTGAATAACTATGACTCGAAAATTTACCCGCAAAGTGGAATTTAATTGTGGCTGCGTAATGTTGATTTATCCTCGCAAAGACCGCA